CGGAAGATGCTGGAGTGGTTTATGATGATCTTGACCATGTCGCACGATCGGAATTTTATGGCACAGCCTATGAGTATTTATCGAATGAAATGGCACAAGTCTTATTACAGAAAAGAATGCTGAAAGATGTAGGTCAAAAAATGCAGCTATCCGAATTCGACATTACCGGTCGTAAGCCAAGTGCATCCGGTGGTCTAGCTAAGATTCTGGAGGTGTAATGGTTGGAAGACCTCGGGTATATAAATGGGAATCATTAATTAAAGATCCGTATTTTGAAGACGGTTTTAGGCGTTTCTTAAATGAATCTGCAGCGGACTGGGAATCAGGCAGCAGATATCGTCATGTTAGAAGTCCAGAAATAGTTGCAGTTAGTGAAGGAGAAGGTTCTTTACAGGATAAATGGAATCGTCTGACTACGCAACAACAGAAGACTGCGAGAAAGTCTATTAAACGTTTTAAAAGTCATATAGGAAAAATTACTCTTGAGCAATTTTACCCCCTAACTAATTTTTCAAAAATATATATACGGCACAATATAAAAAGGTTTAATCTGAAAATTCCTGAAGCTACCAGTAGTAACATCAGAGAGGTGGGACTGATTTCTAGAGCTAAGGAATTTAAAAAATTTTTCAACGATAATAATATTAAAATATATCAAAACCCTCCAATTAAAGGGGGAAAGCCAGGATATTTATATTTTACCGATATAAGAGATAATCCGGCCCAAATAAAGGCTGCAAAGGATTTTTTAAATGAAACAGGTGAAGCTACATCTTACAGAGAGAAAATAAAGAAACTTTCAAAAGATCATGAACTTTACAAAAATACTTCGAAAAATTTAAGAATTTTTCTTAAGGCATCTAAAGAAAATTTCAATGATATGATTGAGGGCTACAATGATAAAGGAATTAGAAGATTTTTAGAAAAACATCCAAAGATGCTACAGAATGCAACGATGTGGTTTAATAAGGCCAAAGGCAGGATGGATTTTATTCCTTTGGAAGAGATTAATGCAGAGCAGCTAAAAACTAGTCTTAGAATTGAGCTTGAGCATAATAGATCGGTTATGGATTATTGGAAAAATCTTACACAGGAAGGGTCGGTTACTGCAAAACAACAATTGTTATTTGATTCAGAGTTTGCTCATAATTTAACACTTGATACTCAAAGATATAATATGGCAAAAGAACAGGTGGTAAAGTGGATAGAAAAGCATCCGACTGAAATTAAGAAGATCACTGCTTTAGAAAACCAGTTAGCTGAACTGGGGCATCGTTTTTATGCCGGCGGTAAATGGAGGGGGCAACAATTGGAAATTAAGCCAACATATCGACAGACAGCAATGGACTTTTGGAAAGGGTCTATTGGTAAAAGTACGGGATTTAAAAGTGAACTAATCGATAAAATATTAAAACAATCTGGAACAAAGTGGGATAACGCCATGAAGGAAGTCGCGCTAGATTCTAGACAGTTAAGAATTCTCGGGGACCTTGTTGGATGTAGGTCTATTAAATCTTATGATGAGGGCGGAAGGGTTCGACTTCAAGCAGGAGGACAAGGTCTTGTTCAATGTGTTGATACAAAATTAAAACAACCAGGCGCTATGGAGAAGGTGGCACAGCTGCCTGAAGAAGTTGGTGGGGCTTTAGGTAAATTAAAAAATGCAACCAGAGGATTTTTAGGAGCACTCGGAAAATTTGGCCCGGCTGCCGGAAAATTTGGAGCGATAGCTGCAGTGGGCGCGCTCGCGCAACCACTTGTGAGACAATTCATGAACGACGATCCGTCAACTTATTTAACAGATCCTGAGCAGATGGAAGGAATGCTTTTATCAACGATCGAGGCACAGGAAAGACCAAAACCTAGAAGCGAAATTTTGGATTGGAGTGTTACAGGGGCAGGAGTGGGTGCAACAGCAGCCGCGGTCCCTGGTATGGGAGCCGTGTATCGAGCAAGAAGAAAGCCTTTTACAAGAATGGTAGAGGGAATTGCGGGGAAAAAAGTACCGCAGACCAGACCGGGAATGGGCGTACTTCGTTCGGCTACTATCGGTCCGGCAATGAAATTAATTTCAGGGATGTACACTCCAGCAGGACTCCTTGCAATGGAGCCATTAAGAATTGCCCAAATGAGAAGAGAAGGAGAAGACTGGGGAGAAGTAGCTAAGAGCCCGACGTTATGGATGGGACCAGCATTCGCTGATACGATGACAAGACTGGCAACTCGAGGAATGAAACCAGGATCTATGCTTTCTAAAGCTTTACATTTAGGAATGAGTAGACCTATGTTAAAAACAGTTTCAAGAAGATTTGGAATGCCGGGACTTGCACTATCATTAGGTTTAAGTGGCTACGATAAATATAAAGACTGGAAAAATAAACGTGGCTGGTTTGCAAAGGATTAATTATGATACCACTAGTTGCAAGAGGAATAGCAAGTTTAGCCGGTCGGTTGATCGCGAGAAATCCTCGACTTGGGAAAAAAATATTTGATCTTGTAAAAAGACCCAAAGGCATTACCGTTTATCGTGGAGAGCCGTGGAAAACTAGATCGACGTTAGATCAGATGGCAAAGTTGATGTATGGTCCAGGAAAAGGGGGACAACATAATAATCCTTTGAGGTTTGGAGCAACTGGAAGATGGTTTACACAGGATCCTAAAGGTGCAAGATTATTTGCCGGGTTTACAGGCCCACTTGGACCTTTTCCAGGTCGTATTAAAAAAGTTATTTTATCCCCTAAAGAAGTAAAAATAGCTGAAAGACTTAGTAAAAAATTACATAATGTTGAAGATCGAGGCCAAAGAGGATATGGACTTGTTGTTCCTAGAAGGGCCCTACCAAGAGTAGAAACAGATTACTTACAAACTTTTCTTACTAACTTTTATAAATCTATTGGTAAAAGAGGTTTGAAAGATGGGGGTCTAGCTCAGATCCTGAATGTATGAATAAAACATTAACTAAAAATATGCCTCATGTGAAATGGAAGGAAATTCCACCTGTAAAAGGTCCCGATTCACAAGGCTTGAATGTTCCAGTAAAACAAGCTAGAACAACAGAGAACTCGAGGAAAATAAATGGCAGACATAGACAAAGCACTACCTAACGTAGAGCAAACGATAACAATTCCACCTGAAGAAGAAATCATCGCCCACAAAGAAACGGGGATAACTCAAGTTAGTGAAGATGACGTTCAAGTCGAGCAACAAGACGACGGCAGCGTTGAAATAAATTTTAATCCCAATGCGGTCAATCAACCGGGCGGAGAAGGCCATTTTGATAATTTAGCAGATTTACTACCAGACGATGTCCTAGGAAAATTAGGTTCAGAATTAAATGAAAATTACATGCAGTATAAATCTTCCCGAAAAGATTGGGAAGATACTTATACTAAAGGTTTAGATCTTTTAGGATTTAAATACGAAAATCCAACACAGCCCTTTCAAGGAGCTAGTGGTGCAACACACCCAGTCCTTGCAGAAGCGGTAACACAGTTTCAAGCACAAGCTTACAAAGAATTGCTGCCAGCAACAGGTCCAGTCCATACTCAGATTATGGGCAGACCCGACCGACAGAAAGAAGATCAATCTGTCAGAGTAAAAAACTTCATGAACTATCAGCTCATGGATGTGATGAAGGAGTATGAGCCCGAGTTCGATCAACTGCTTTTTTATCTCCCTCTAGCCGGCTCTGCATTTAAGAAAGTTTATTACGATGAACTTTTGGGCAGAGCCGTATCAAAATTTGTGCCGGCAGATGATATAGTTGTTCCATATACCGCAACTTCCCTTCAGGATGCAGAAGCAGTTATGCATACAATTAAACTATCAGAAAATGATTTAAGAAAAAAACAGGTCGGAGGATTCTATAGAGATGTGGAATTAAAACCTGGTTATGACGAAGAATCAGAAGTTAAGAAAAAAGAAAGAGAATTAGAAGGAGTTAGAAAAACTAGAGACGAAGATGTTTTTACATTGATTGAATGCCATGTAAATTTAGATTTAGAAGGATTTGAAGATATGGATCCTGAGTCTCAAGAACCAACTGGAATTAAACTTCCGTACATTGTAACTGTAGAAGTGGCTTCCAGAGAAGTTTTATCGATTCGAAGAAATTATCAAATTGACGATCCGCAAAAAAAGAAAATTCAATATTTTGTTCATTTTAAATTTTTACCGGGTCTAGGTTTTTATGGATTAGGTTTAATTCATATGATTGGTGGTTTATCCAGAACCGCAACAACCGCGTTACGTCAACTATTGGACGCAGGTACGTTAAGCAATTTACCTGCAGGGTTTAAGCAAAGGGGTATTCGTGTTAGAGACGAAGCCCAAGCAATACAACCTGGTGAATTTAGAGATGTAGATGCTCCTGGTGGCAATATCAGAGATGCATTTATGCCTCTGCCTTTCAAAGAGCCCTCACAAACATTACTTCAGTTAATGGGGATTGTTGTACAGGCAGGGCAAAGATTTGCCGCCATAGCTGACATGCAGGTCGGTGACGGCAACCAACAAGCAGCTGTTGGTACGACCATTGCTCTGTTAGAGCGAGGCTCCAGGGTCATGTCAGCCATACATAAAAGATTGTATGTGGCGATGAAGCAGGAATTTCAGTTATTAGCTGGAGTTTATAAAACTTATCTACCTCAAGAATATCCCTATGATGTTGTCGGAGGACAGAGAAATATTAAAGTTGCTGATTTTGATGATAAAGTGGACATCATTCCAATTGCAGATCCAAATATTTTTTCGCAAACACAAAGAATTACAATGGCACAAACAGAATTACAATTAGCTCAGGCGAATCCACAACTACATAATTTATATGAAGCTTTTCATGACATGTATGTGGCAATTGGAGTGAAGGATGTTGATAAAATACTTCCTCCACCTCAACAACCGCAACCAATGGACCCTGCAGTTGAAAATATTTTGGCAATGTCCAATAAACCTTTTCAAGCTTTTAAAGGTCAGGACCATCAAGCGCATATTACAACCCATTTAAATTTTATGTCGACAAATTTAGCTCGAAATAATCCGGTTGTACTTGGTGCATTAGAGAAAAACATTTTTGAACACATTTCTATGATGGCACAAGAGCAGCTAGAGGTTGAAATGAGAGAAGAAATTGCGCAATTGACACAACTGCAACAACAACTGCAAGCGAACCCAATGATGCAGCAAAATCCGCAGGTTCAACAACAATTAATGCAGATGTCAATGGCATTAGAGTCTAGAAAAGCTAAATTAATTGCAGAAATGACGCAAGAATTCATGGAAGAGGAAAATAAAATTATGGGACAATTTGGAAATGACCCAATTGCTAAATTAAAAGCAAGAGAACTAGATTTAAGAGCTATGGATGATTCGAAAAAACGAGAACAAGACCAAGAAAAGATTAACTTGGA